TTTGGATTTAAGCGGATTAACTTCGATACCTAAGGAATTCAATCCGACAGTCGGCGGTTCTTTGTATTTAAGCGGATTAACTTCGATACCTAAGGAATTCAATCCGACAGTCGGCGGTGATTTGGATTTAAGCGGATTAATAAGTAGAAAAAATATAAAAACCAAACAATTACCACCAGATTTTCACGAAAAGAATTCTTTATATTTTTCTTTAAATTTAAAATGGCAAAACGGAAGATATCGTAAAATTGATGGCATTTTTTGCGAAATTATCAAAAAACACAAAAATGTTTTAAAAGTAAAAATCAAGAATGAAATATCTTATATCGTGAAAAACGGTAATTTATTTTCGCACGGGAAAACAATAAAAGAAGCAAAAGAAAGTTTAATTTACAAGATTAGTAATCGAGATACATCGATTTATAAGAATTTGAAATTAGATAGCATACTTTCTTTTGAAGAGTCTGTGAAAATGTATAGAATTATAACCGGAGCTTGCGAATTTGGTACTAAAAATTTTGTTTTGTCAATCAAGAAAAAAACAAAATATTCTATCAGAGAAATCATAGAATTAACAAAAGGACAATGGGGAAATCAGAAGTTGCAAGAATTTTTTAAAAAGGAGATGTAAAATGAAAAACATCACAAAAGATAAAATAAGAATAATAATAATTTTTGCAGTTATAATTATTCTACTTTTTGCAATTTCGCATTTCGTAAATTACGCAACAAAAAAAGTTTTCGGATTTATCGAACGAAACGAAAAGACGGGGACTGTATATATTGATAAAGGAGAATATACAGAGATTGTTTATATTGATGGAGAACTTGTAAAGATAGGGAATGAAAAAACAAAATATGAAAATGATTTTATAGGAGAATAAAATGGCAAAAATTAAATTTGATGAACAAAATCACAAGTACTTTTTAGGAAAAAAAGAGCTATTGTCAGTTACAACTCTTTTAAAGAAACACGGACTTTCAACGGATTTTTCAGATGTTATGATAAGTCCTGCTGTTTTGGAAGAAGCGAGAGAACGAGGAAATAAAATACATAAAGAAGTAAGCGATTGGGTTAAAAATCAGATTATGCCAACTACTCGAGAAGCAAAAAGAATAGTTGAAATATTAAGCAATTTAGCAACGGCAGATTTAAAAAGTGAATATATCGTACATAATGACGAAATTGCAGGAACGATTGACTTATCAAATGGAGATAAAACAATAGTTGATATTAAAACCGGAAAAAATGTAGATATGACGGCTTGCAGTTGGCAACTTTCGTTGTATGAATATCTTAAAAAAAAGATTTATAAAAGTTTATTGATTTTACATTTTCCAAAAGACGCCGAAGATTTAGACATCATTGAAGTTCCGAGAATATCAAAAGAAGAAATTGAAAGGCTTTTAGAATGTGAAAGAAACTGCGAATTGTATCAGCCTGTGCAAACAGAACTTGCAACAGTTTCAAAAGAAATATCAGCTAAAATAACTCTCGGAATACAGACAATTAAAAGGATTGAAAAAGAAGTTGAGGAATTTAAGTCTGCAATATTAAGTGAAATGAGAGATAAAAATATCAAGAAGTTTGATAATGGCGAAGTATCAATAACTTATATAGCACCGACAACAAGAGAAAGCATAGACATAAAAAAATTAAAAGAAAAATTGCCGGAAGTAGCAGAAAAATATAAAAAAGTTAGCAATGTAAAAGACAGTATAAAAATAAATATCAAAGGAGAGTAAAATGTCAAACATTTATGAAAAAGTACAAGAGATTAAATCAGAACTTTTAAAAAAAGGATTGAAAAAAACAGGGTTAAACAAATTCAGTAATTTTCAGTATTTTGAATTATCAGATTTTTTGCCGACTATCATCGAATTATGTAAGCAACATAAAGTTTGTACTTATGTAAGTTTTGATAATGAAAAGGCTTTTTTGACAGCAATAAATTCTGAAAAAATAGATGAAAAAATTGAAATTTCAAGCCCTATGAGAAGTTTAGAACTAAAAGGCTGTAATGAAATACAAGCTCTTGGAGGAGTTGAAACTTACAATAGACGATATATGTATATGGCATTATTTGATATAACGGAAAACGATATGTTTGACGCCGTTGCAGGAACTGAAGCAAATAATAAAAAAGAAGTTAAACAACTTGAAAGAATGACAGACGAACAGGAAGTTTGGCTCAAAGAAAATGGGGCAGATTTCCCAAAAATGATAGAGTATGCAAAAAAGAATTACAAAGTAGATTACATTACAAAAGATATGGCGAATAAAAAAATAGAAGCTATGAAAAAATAAATAAAGGAGATATGAATGGATAAATTAGAAATTTTAAAAAAGTTGTTAGAAGAAAAAAAGATAGCCGTTGAAGTACGAGAAAAAATGTTGCAAGAAGCCAAAATCGAAAAAGAACTTATTGAAAAAGAAATAAAAAATATGGAGGTAGAAAAATGAAAGACATAAATCAAGTTACTATTGAAGGAAGACTTACAAGAGATTGCGAAATAAGAAAGACAACATCAGGAAAAACAATTCAAAGATTTTCGGTAGCTGTAAATGACGATTATAAGCCAAAAGATAGCGAAGAATGGGTAAACAGAGCTTACTTTTTTAATTGTGCTTATTTCGGCGAATTAGACGGGTTAAATAAAGGTGTACACGTTTTAATCAGCGGGAAATTGATAACTACAAAATCAGAAACAGAAACAGGCACAAAAATTTATACAAGCATACAAGTTGAAAATCTGAAGTTTATAAAAGACAAAGAAAAAACTATTGAAAAATCAGAAGAAAAACAAAAAGAAATTGATGATGAAGAAGTCCCATTTTAAGAGGATAAAATGAGAGGATAAAATGAAAAGTAAACTTTTAAAAATATCACAGTCATTAAACGGAATATTCTTGGCAGAAGTTGAAATACCGAAAACCGAAATTGAAGATATTAAAAAATTTATAAATTGTGATATAACTCTCGAAATAAAAAAGTGGAGGAATAAAAGAAGTTTAGACGCTAACGCTTACGCTTGGAAACTTATCTCGGAATTGGCAGTAAAACTTGAAACAACAAAAGATGAAATTTATTTAAAGTTGTTAAAAGATTACGGCGTTAGTTTGGTTGTTAGCGTAAAAACTGAAGAGGATATAGAAAAAATAAAAAAGGCTTTTAAATATTATGAGCCTTTTGGTAACGGAGTAATTGGACAAAAGAAGTTTACACATTACAAGATTTATATTGGAAGTAGTGCTTATGACACAAAGGAAATGTCGGTATTCATTAAAGGCATAATTTCTGAATGTGAAGAATTAGGAATACCGACTTTAACGCCTGCCGAAATTGCAGAATTGGAGGGGATAAAAGATGAGAATTTGTAAAAATTGCGATAATTTAAGATATGGAAAATGCGAAAAAGGTTTTGAAATAATTAAAAGTGAAAAAACAAATGATTATTTAAGACCTGCGAAATGCAAAGTTAAATCGAAAGAGAAAGTCAAGGATAAAAAGAAAAATAGCGATAGCGGGTTAAATAAACAACTTGATGTACTTTGGAGCAAAGCAATACATTTGAGAGATAAAGTTTGCAGAATGTGCGGAAATCCAAAAGGACAAGCACATCACATATTTACAAGAAAAAACTATGCAACTCGCTGGGATTTAGAAAACGGAATATTGCTTTGCTTTAATTGTCATAAAAATATCGCCCACGAAAAGCCACTTGATTTTTTTGAGTGGCTTCAAAAACAATCCGGACAAGATTGGATTGATGATTTAAGACAAAAGTCAAAGAAGATAGCAAAATTTACAAAAGAAGAAAAACAAGAGATGATTGACGGACTTAATAAATTTATAAAGGATATAGAAAAAGAATAATTGACAAAGTTTGCAAAAATAGTTATATTTAAAATAAACTAAAATAAAGAGGATAAAAAAATGGAAATACAAAACATTTCAAAAAAAGAATTATCAGAATTTTATAAAACACATTCAAACAAGGAAACTTGCCAAAAGTTCGACATAAGCCATACTACGCTTAATAGCTTGCTAAACAAGCTTAAAATCTCTAAGAAAGGCAGCGGATTTAAAAAAGTAAATATCAAGGAGTAAAGATATGGCTAAAGACCCAGCGGTTTTATTTTATACTTCCGATTTCCTTACCGGAACAGCTTTAATGACAAATGAGCAAGTTGGTAAATATATTAAATTATTATGTTTGCAACATCAACACGGACATTTAAGCGAAGAACAAATGTTATTCATATGTGGAACATATGATAAAGAAATATTTTCGAAATTTAAAAAAGATAATAACAATTGTTATTATCAAGAAAGAATGGAAGAAGAATTTTTAAAGCGTAAAAACTTTTGTGAGAGTAGAAAACATAATAGAAAGAAACATATGACAAACATATGTGAAACATATGATAAACATATGTCAACACATATGGAAAATGAAAATGAAAATGAAAATATAAATAGAAATGAAAATGCAATTAAAGCTAAAAAATGTATATTTTCAAAACCAACAAAAGAACAAATAAAAGATTACATAATGCAAGAAAATTTGCAAGTAGAACCCGATAATTTTTTTGATTATTACGAAAGCAATGGTTGGAAAATAGGGAAAGTGCCGATGAAAGATTGGAAAGCGACTTTAAGAAACTGGAACAGAAAGAATAAATCATCTAAAAAAACTTTTAACAATGAATTTTTAGACAAATTACAAAAAGAAAGAGAGGCGGTATATGACGAGAGAAGAAACGCTTAAAATTTTGGCTGTTTTAAAAGGGATAGGCGTAAAATTTGAGGGCGACGTTGATTTAATAGTTCATATATGGTCGGATTGTTTCAAGAGCGACACATATCAGGAAGTAAACGCCGCTATAAAAAAACTTATGGTTTCGGAAAAACAATTATTCCAAAACGGTTTAATTGCAAAAATAAAAGATTTACTTGTTCCTGAAGATTTGTTTATCGACTCTGCTACGGCTTGGAACGAAGTAAGAACAGCTATGAGAAACTCATATCCAGATATACCGCAAAAAACAAATGAAGCCTTTAAAAAATTAAACGAATTGACGCAAAGAGTACTCGGAAACTCTCACGTTCTTGTCGAATGGGAATATGAAACATCAACGGAAAGGCTTAACACAGTTATTAAGTCGAATTTTATCAAAGAATACACGAATTTATGCAAAATTTACAAAGATGACTTTAAAAATGGCGGTAAAATGCTTGAATGTTTGCAAAAGCCAAAAGAAGCATTGGAAAACAAAGAAAAAGTGAAATTGGTTGAAAATCTTACGAAAGGTATGGCAGAACAATGCCAAAGTTTCGGCAAACAAACGGAAAGGCAGGAAATTTAATAAATTTTAGTTTTTAGGTATAAAGTATTCAAAACGACAAAAAGACTTTAAAAAATGAAAGGAGCAAATAAATGGGGAACAATGATAGATTTAAATTTAGAGTTTGGGAAATTGGAAATAATAAATATTTTTATTTTGATGTAGAACAAGGATTATCTTCCGCAATAGATGAAATGATTAACTATCAAGGAATTGAAAATATCGAACAATGCACAGGATTAAAAGACAAAAACGGGAAATTGATTTTTGAAAACGATATTGTTAAAGCAAAAGGTCGGCACGGAACAATAATTTCAGAAGTTAAATATTTTAGTGATTTTACAATGTTTGCTTTGAAACAAGTGCCTCATTATTATACCGATAGAATAATTGATAGACCAATAGGTTCAAGTGGTTCTTCAACTCCTTATAGACCTTATAATTGGAATAGTTATTTTAGTTTTGAAGTAATCGGCAACATACACAATAATCCTGAATTAATAGGAGAAAATAAATGATTAAAGTTTACAAAGAATTTAAAATGCCTTACGAATTTTACGGAAATTGCGGAGAGTTAACAATTAACGCAGATTTAGAAATACAACAGGCGTATTTCGGCTCAAAAGTTGATGAAGTAAATGAATATCATAATGCCGAATTAATTAATTTCGACATAAAAGAGGCTTCTTTTGTCGATGATACTTCAAAATGGGAGAGAAACCTAACAAAAGCCGAAATTAATGAAATTTACAAAGATGTGAAAGATTATGTTATTGAGCATTTAGATGATTTTATAGAATAGGAGAATAAAAATGAAAGTTCCAGAATTTAGAAAACTTATAAATGATTTTTTAGACAGTATCCCACAAGATTCAGAAATAAAAATTAAAAGTGCTTCGGGAAATAATAGTGTTGTGTTAAGGTCAAATATGATGATATGTAAAGTATATGGAGAAAATACTTTTGCACTTGTACCAGTAGAAGTAGAGGAAAAACAACAGGAAAGTTTTAAGGTAATTGAATAATAAAGGAGCAAATAAATGAAAAAACAATTAAACACGATGGAAGAAGTTATTAAAGCTTTGAAAGAAGGGAAAGAAGTAATAGACAATGATAATATAAAATATAAAATGATAGGTGGTATAATTTGTGGTAATTCTAATATCAACGTTAGTATTCTCTATGTTGATTATAAAAAATATTTCATAGAAGTAGAAGAGCCTATCAAATTTGAAATTAATAGAGCTTATAAAACGAGGAGTGGAGAAAAGGTTTATTTATGTGAAATGACAGATAATGAAATAATAAATTTTATTGAACAATATTTTAAGTGAGGTAATAAAATGTCAGTAATAATTGAAGGTATGGAAATGCCGAAAGGGTGTAATGATTGTCCTTTGAAAGTTCAAAAGTTTATAAATGAAATTACAGATTTTATTGATTTATGCCCTTATACACAAGAAGTTATAATTAAAGATAAATATACAAATAAAAAATGTAAAGATTGTCCTCTCAAAGAATACCCTGAAAACAAGGATATGAGTTGGAAAGAGTTGATTGAAAAAATAAAAAAAATAAAATTTGTTTGTTTAGGTAAAAATAAAAGATGGTTTTATATTGCTTTTAGTGGATATGCTATAGAATTTCATAATGACGGGACTATATTTCTATCTTGTGAACATTCATTTAATTTATTTGAAAATAAAAAGCCTTTTGAAATGTGGCAGATAATAAAGGCTTTAGTGGGGGAAAAATGATTTTATTATTAATAATAATATTTCTTTGTATGTTTGGATATAAAATACCAACTTGGATAAAATGGGCTTGGTTTCCTGAATTTGTATTTGAATGGTGGACAGGGTTATTTTATTCAATCGGATTTATTTTAGGATTGATTTTTAATTGACTTTTTATAAAATAAGTAGTAATATTTAACAGGGGGTTGTAATGGATTTAGTATCAATTATTCTATCTTGCCACAATTCCAACAGAGTTTTTATCGATGAGCTTTTGGCTGGTTTATTTGCACAGACATATATAAACTGGGAGCTCATTGTTTGCGACCACGATTCAAATGTATCAACAAAAAACTGGTTTCCAAACGATAAACGAATAAAACATCTCGGAGAATATAATCACGACGACCAATGGCAATATTTAATTAATAACTCACAAGGCGAAATGATAATTCATCATCACGACGATGATATATCACTCCCGCACAGAATAGAAACTCAAGTAAAATATTTAAAAGATAATCCTGAATTAGACGCTTGTTCTGGCGGGATAATATCTTTTGGAGTCGGTAGCGAAAAAACAGTAAATTATCCAATGAAATATGAAGAATTAAAACAGAATTTAATTTTTTGGCAGCCGATAATGTGTCCGACATTGGCAACAAGAAGAAATGTAGTTTTTGACATAGACCAAACAGATAAGATCGCAAAAATAGCAAAGGATTATGAATATTTTTCAAGACGTTCATATATTAAACATGATATTATTCCAGATATATTACTCAAATACAGGAAACATATAAAAAGCGACGGAGCATTAAATAAACAGCAATTAAGAATAGACCACGCAAATATAATCTGCCGAAATTTAAAATCGCAATTTGGAATTGAAGCTCCTTTTGAATTAGGACAATTATTAGACCCTTTTGCAAATGATATACAAATAAGCGAAACAAAGTATAATTTATGCTTAGATTTATTTATAGCAAATAAAGATAAAATAATTGATTTTTGTGGAAAAAAAATATTTGACGAAAAATTAAAACAAATGAAATCTAAAAGGATTTTAAAAGGCTAAAATGAATATTGTTTATTGTATCGATAAAAACTATGTTGAAATGACAAAAAAATCAATTTCAAGCGTTTTGAAATTTAATCCACAAGCAAATATAATTATAGTTTCAGAAAAACCTTTAAATGATTTTTCAAAATTTCAAAATATTTTAATAGATTTAAGTCAATATTGTTTTAGACAAAGAAATGAAAAAGATAGAATTAGTAAAATTAGTTTTGCAAGATTATTTTTGCCTGAAATATTATCTTATGATAAATGTTTATATCTAGACGGAGATACTATTTGCCAAAAACCATTGAAAGAACTTTATGAAATGGATTGCGAATATATAGCTGCTTGTGAAAGCCATAGTTTCGGCTCTAAACAAGCAAATGAATTAGGAATTGCAAAATACGCTTTGACCGGAATGATGTTGATGAACTTGAAATCGCTTCGGGAAGATAAATTTACAAAAAAATGTTTAACAAAACAAGATTATAATGTTTCTCTATGGTGTCACGAAGAAACTCTTATAAATGGAGCTTATAATCACAAAATTAAATTTATAGACAAAAAATATAATTATTGCCATAATAGAGAATATGAAAATCCGATATTAGAAAAAGATGCTTATATATTGCATTATGTTGGTGGAAGAAAGAATTTTGAAGAAATACCAAATGCAAATAATGAATTCTTAAATATACCTGAAATTAAAGAATTCATAAAAGGTAAAAAAGTTGCTTTAGTAGGAAACGCACAAAGTATATTTGAAAAAAATAATGGAAAAATAATAGATAATTATGATGTGATTATCAGATTTAATTACGGATTTACAAAAAGACCTGAAAGCCAAGGAACAAGAACTGATATTCTTATTTTGGCTGTTAATTTAACGCAAGCCGAACAAAATTTATTTAAACCAAAATTTATGCTAAACAGAAGCAAAATATGTCATAATGCCTGTAAAACTATACAATGGGCTGATAGAAAAAGATTAATAAATAATTGTAAACAAGCTTCAAGTGGATTTATTGGTATTGATTTATGCTTATCAAGCGGAGCTTCAGAAATAGCATTATTTGGGTTTGATTTCAATAAAACTATGACATTTTATAACGACCCGAATTATAAAACAATGCACGATTTTACAAAAGAAGAAGAATATGCAATACTTTATGAAAAAGCCGGATTAATAAAAATATATTAGGAGTATAAAATGAAAAAAATAGTATGTCTTTTAAAAGCATTAAAATGTTTGACAACAAATGCACATCTTGCATTTACAAAATACGAAATGCACTTATTAGCAGATAGATTAAATGAACCGATTGAAGATTTAATTGATAGAATTTGCGAGCTTGAAATATCAGATACAAAGGATTTATCAATAGCTTATTTTCTTGAAACTCACAATATGGTAGGCGAAATATTAAATAAATTGCCAAAACAGCCTATTGCTGAAAAGGATTTATGGGTTGAAGTTTTAAAACTCACAAATGAAATTATAAAAGAATGTTCTTCCGAAATACAAAAACAAAATTCTGAAAGCATAATAAATGCTTTAGGAGATGTTTCGGAAACTATGGCAAGAAACAGATATTTGATTGAAAGGTCAATAATATCATTATAAGAGGTTTTGAATGGACATCTTATACATTTTAGGGAATGGCAGCCGTTGGAGAAACAACGAGATAAGATATTCGTTGCGTTCATTGCAAAAACACGCCCAAAATGTAGAGAGAGTGTTTATAACCGGAGAAAAGCCAGATTTTATAAACGACAATATTAAATATAATTATTATCCAGATAAATATATATGCAATATAAATCATTTATTAAAAGTTTTGTACACATTTCAAACAACAGATATATCAGATGATATTCTTTTAAATTATGATGATAATTTTTTTATTAAAGATATTGATATAAACAAATATCCCTTTTATTATAATCGGCAAGAAATACCTGAATCATTTGATTTATCTAATACATATACAAAGTCTAAAATATTTACTAGAAATATATTACTTAATTTAGGGAAACCGATAAAAGATTTTGGCGTTCATTGTCCGGTAATATATAATAGGCAAAAATTTTATGAATTTGAAAACAAATTTAAGCAATATAATGAATTAAATCCAAGAAATGTCGGTATTTCAGTAAGAAATGCTTATTTAAATAATCTTGAAATAGAAGGCGAATATTTGCCGGATGTAAAAATCAACCGAATACTAACTAAAAGGGACATAGAACTAAAAATTGAAGGAAGAAATGTATTTAGTATCGGGAATAATATAATAAGTGGTGGCATAGTAGAGTTTTTGGAAGAAAATTATCCAAACAAAAGTAGATGGGAGAGATAATGTATAATTCAAAAATACAAAATTTTCAAAATATAATCCGGCAAGAAGTTAGGCAATTAAACAGTAAGCAATTACGCATAAATATAAATTCTCAAAAAGAATATAAAAAGATGTTAAAATATAAAAAGGCATTAGAACTTAAAATATTTTACAAGATACTAAAAGAAAAGTTGTCTAAATATGGATATTTAACAGTTATACAAATTATTAGATTAGTTTTCAAAAAGAGCAAAGGAATCAAAAAATGAGTAAAAAAGAAAAAAAGTTAACGCCAAAACAAGAAAAGTTTTGCCAAGCTATAAGAGATGGCAAAAATTATTCTGATGCTTTAAGAGAGGCTTATGATACATCAAATATGAAACCCGAAACAATTAATAGAGCAGCATTTGATTTAATGCAAAACTCCAAGATTATTGCAAGAATAGCTGAATTACAAAGACTTGTAGAAGAAAAGATATGCTATACAGCAAAACAAAGCTTTGATAAACTTAATGAAATTCAAAACAAAGCATTAGAAATGAAGCGGAAAATATATATTAAAGATATGACAATTCCTTTGGAAGAAGAAAACCCTGATTTAAAAAGTGCAATACGTGCTGAAGAATTAAAAGGCAAATTAAATGGGTTATATGTAGAAGAAGTCAAACATACAGGTCTATTGCCAGTAATTAATATAGATTCAAAAGATGCAAAAGAGTCATTAAAAGAAATTAAGGATATATTAGATAATCTATGAACGAATCTTTTGAACAATTATTTAAAGACGATATCAAACGAGCTACTTTATCAGTGGCTTGTTTAGCTTCGTTCAGGATATATATTCAAACTATGTTTTATGCTTTAAATCGCAAAGGATATACATTTAAATCTTTCCATAATGATATTATTGAAAAGTTGGAAGATATAGTATATGGCAGAGCAAAGAAACCAAACTTATTATTAAATCTACCAGTCGGGAGTGGAAAATCTTTAATTGTAGAATTATTTATTACTTGGTGTTTTGCCAGAGAAAAACAATCAATGTTTTGTTATATATCTCATAGTTCAGACCTTATAAGTAAATTATCGAGAGAAACAAAAGAAATAGTAGAAAGTCCTGAATGGGTATCTCTTTTTGGACACAAAATTAAAAAAGATGAAAAATCAAAAATGCAATATTCGTTTGAGAATGCAGGAAGTAGAACAGGATTAACGGCTGCGAGTATGGGAAGTGCGATAACGGGAGTTGACGCAGGCAATCCAAATATAAATGGATTTGCAGGGGCATTAATAATTGACGACCCTTTAGATGCAGGCAATGCAAAATCTAAAGTAGCGAAAGAAGATTGTATAAGAATTTATACTGATAAACTTAAAACAAGATTAAGAACAAATACGACGCCTATAATAGTTATTATGCAAAGATTAGCGCTTGATGACCTTTCGGCGTATATATTAGAAAATGAATTAAAAGATTTTGAAGTTATAACTGTTAAAGCCTTGAATGAAGATGGCAAAAGTTATTGGGAAGATAAAATCAGTACAGAAAAATTAATTGAAATGTCTAAGAATCCTAGTACTGTAGGAACATTTAACTCACAATATCAACAAAATCCTATTTCGGAAAATGGGAACTTTTTTAAAAGAGATATGTTTGAAGAAGCGGACTTGCCTAGAAGATTTGATTACACTTATGTTATGGCAGATACGGCATATAAAGATAAACAAGAAAATGATTATACAGTTTTTACAGCTTTCGGAGTTTACAATAAAGATTTATATATAATAGATATATTAAGAGAAAAGATAAAATCTGTTGATATAGAAAATAAATGTATTCCTTTTATTCAAGAACAAAGCGTGTATGGTTTTAGGGGGGCTTTTATTGAGCCAAAAGGACACGGGATATATTTAAATCAAAAGTTGCCAACTGAAAATATCGTAATGCCTAGAGCGGAAGACATAGAAATATTTTTTAAAGATAGAACGCAAGATAAACAACAAAGAGCCAATGCTTCTATGCCATTCTTTACAAATCATAAAATCTATATAAATAGAGAGATTGAAGAAAAAACAAAAAGTGAAGCGATAACTGAATGTGTAAACTTTCCTGATGGATTACACGACGATTTCGTCGATACGGTAGTTGATGGAGTAAAATATTATATGGAACAAGAAATGCTTAAAAAGCCTTTTAACCCAAAATTTTAACGGAGATTAAAATGAGCAAACGACAAATAAAAAAAGAAATACAAAGAAAAGTTAAAGAAGCTTTACAAGCTAAAGAATCTGAAAATAAAAGAATTAATTGGGGTGCAAAAGAAAAGAATCTGATTAAAACTAAAACAATAAGAGATTATGCGGAAGAGGCAATTAAAGCACAACAGAATGTTGCTGCTTATACTGAAATGGGAGCAATTAAATCTATTTCTGATGAAAAAGCAAGAAAGTTAGTTATGGATAGTTATACCAATTATTTTGAAAATGCAGGACTTTATTCGTTCAATGCAATTTCACATTCTAAATTTATGGGATACGCTTTTCTTTCATATTTAAGTCAAGATGCTATGATAAATAACGGAATTACAATTATGGCAGATGAACTTACAAGGAAATGGGGAAAGTGTACGTCAACTAACGAAAGAAGTGAGGCAGATTTAAAGGAGATTGATGAAAAATTAGAAGAACTTAATGCAAAACATAGATTTAGGGAATCTGCTATTTATACTGGCTTTTTTGGTGGGTGTTTGATGTATATGGATTTACGAAAAGCAGATGGCAGTCAACCTGATGACGCTGAACTTGAACTACCTTTATATACAGAGGGCAAAGATGAACTTAACAAAGCAAAACTTAAAGGAATGAAATTGGTAGGTCTTAAACCAATTGAACCGATAAATATATCTCCGGCAGAATTTAATTCAAGCGACCCAAAACAAGATAACTTCTATAAGCCGACTCATTTTTATGTTTTAGGCAAAAAGATACATAGAAGCAGATTCTTATATTTTGCGGATTTAATTCCTCCGATGGTTTTAAAACCTGTATATATGTTTTTTGGTATTCCTTTAGCACAATTAGCCTTTGATTATGTGCAAGACTTTTATTCAAACAAAGAAGCTGTTTCAAAAATAGTCAAAAAGTTTTCATTATTAACTTTTAAAATAGATACACAAAAATTATTGCAAAACGGCGAAACTGGCGTACAAGAAAGAATAGCGACAATGGCAAAATATAGGGATAATGACAGTGTATTCATAGTTGATATTAATGAGGAAGATGTAGCTCAAATAAACACTCCTTTGACAGGTTTAAAAGAGATATGGTATGCAAACTTAGAACTATTGCCAGTCATATTTAAAATGCCTGTAACAAAATTATTGCAGACTTCTCCTAGCGGTTTTAATGCAACAGGCGAATATGATATGAGAAGCTATTACGATAGCGTAAATACTAAACAATCTGTCTTGTTTGGAGAACAAATAGAAAGATTGATTGATATTATTTGTTTAACTTTAGGCATTGAAAGCAAAGGAATATATTTTAAATGGACTTCATTATTTGAATTGTCTGATAAAGAACAGGCAGAAGTTAACAAAGTAAAAGCTGATACGGATAGTGTATTAAACCAAATCGGAGCAGTAAGTAATGTTGAAGTTGCCAAAAGATTAAATGCAGACGAAAATAGTGGATATAATGGATTAGAGATACCTGAAGAAATAAATCCAAATGATGTAGATGTAAATTTGGATAATCCTGATAATGAAGACAACCCAGAAGAAAAGAAAAAGGGAATTGAAGACGCTGAATTTATAGAGAGTGAACATCCGAGAGATGATGACGGGAAGTTTAGTGAGAAAACAAATAGTGAAGAAAAACCATCAGAAATAAAATTTTATAAAAATAAAGAAGGAGAACCAACAGTAAATTTCAATGGTAATATCTTTACGAATTCTCCGAGGATAGACAGAGGATTATCAACTTTTGGTCTTTATGAAACATTAGGACATTCAGGTCGTGCAGATGTGGCTTATTCAGATGGTTTAGTTGATGAATTTAGTGTAGATAATGAAATAAAAAGAATATTCCCAAACACTACTGAAGAACAGAGAAAATGGATAAGAAATTTATCATATTCGGAATGGCACCATTCTGATGTTTCAAACAAAGATGATAAAAGGTTGGATTTTTATGATTTAACAGGTAGAAAATTCTTCTCAGAAGATGGAACCTTTATAAATCCAATAGAATATGCAAATCGTAAAATAAAAGAGGAAAAAGATAAATTTAATAAATACGAAGATAGAAGAATAAGACAGCAAAAATGGATAGAACAAGCATATAAAATATTAGGCAATAAAATAAAAAAAGAAACTCCTCTAAAATATATACCACAACCATCAGAATATAATGCGGATATATCTTTTTTGTCGAAAGTAGATGGTAGAAATGAAATAATTGGGTATGACAATGCTTATATAATAGAAAGAACTACATCTTCAGGTAACAAAATATATAAAATAAAAGCAAAAAACGGAGATATTATAGATAAGAAGTCAGTACCTTCTATAAAAATTGAAAATAAAAAATTTAACAAAGAATATGAAAATTATCTAAAAGAAAGTATAGCAAATACTGAAAAAACAATAAATAATGAAAAAGAACTCCAAAAATATGCTATATCACAAAATCCAATTGTTATGAATTTTTTAAAAGAATCAAACTATAATATTGAGTTTTCGTCTTCTGGAAATATATATAAGTATGGGGATAAACCATATCAAGACAAAAAAGCAAAAGAAGGCGCTCTAAGGTTAACTCCGTTTATTTCTGAATTTGGGGATTTAACAGATTATGTTTTGCAAGAATATAAAAATGACAAATGGATATCTAAAAGTCAAGGCAATGCGAATAATCCTTATTATTATATGGACTTAAGAGTTTTTAAAAACACAAAATTTAAAGAAGAGTTTATCAATGAATTTTCAAAATCAACAGGGGAGAAATGAAACTATTGCCACCAATAAATCCTTCGGTTAATTTAATAGCCGACTATCAAAAGAAATTAAAAGAAATACTTGACGATATGCAAAATTCGATTGAGTATTATTTAAAATCTAAAATAGAAAATGCAAAAGAATCAATCTTTGACGCTAATCCTGTGGACGATTTACAGAGTAAAATCAACGAGATAAAAAGACAATATACAAAGAGATATAAAAACTTTGCTAATCTTTACGCTAAGGCTTTAGTTAAAAAGGTCGAGATTGATACATCTAAAAGACTTGAAAGACAATTAAAAGCTAACGAAGTTATGGGCGTAGATTTTAAAATGACAAGGTCTATGATTAATACTATGAAAACAAGTGTAAAATGGAATGTTAGTTTAATTAAGACTATTCCTGATAAGTATTTCTCTCGTATAGAAAGCACAATTATGGAGTCATTAAATAAAGGGCGTGATATGGCAGGGTTGTACACAAAGTTAAAAGATGATTATGATTTAACAAAAAGGCAATCTTATTTAATTGCTTCAGACCAAACAAAGAAAGCAACTTATGCAATAACAAAAGCAAGAAAATTAGAATTAGGACTTTATAAATCAATATGGAGACATAGCAAAGTTTCTAAAGTTCCTAGACCACCTCACCTAAAAGCAGACGGAAAATCTTTTGATATTCGCAAGGGTTTGAAAATTGATGGAGAATATATTTTTCCTAAACAAAAAATAGGTTGTAATTGTTATGAACAGACTGTTATTAAATAAGTACTTGACAAAAAAATAAAAAAGATGTAAAATCACAATGGGAGTAGGGAGCTTCAAAAGATGTCTTTACTAACAAAGAAAAAAATGAGTTTTGAAACTCAGATTTTCGACTCCAAAATCAATAGAAGAATCGACGAGAATGGAAGACTGATCGTCGATAAATCACTTATCACTAAAGCTACAGTTAACCAGTACTTAGGAAAAGAAATTCCAAATTATCAAAAGTATGGTCTTGATGCAAATAAACTTTATAATGTTTTAAGACCAAAAGAAGAATTAGAAAAATGTATTGATAAATTCAATATGTTGCCTCTGTTATCGAAGCATATAATGGACTATGCACAAATTCCTCAAAGAGATAGCTGGTCTGGTTGTGTTTCCAATGCTTATATGGAAAATGACGGAGTTTATGGCTCTTTAAGTGTTTGGGATAATACAGAAATCCAAAACATTCAAAGCGAAACAAAAAGAGATTTATCTTTAGGATATAATGCAAGATATGTTAAAGAGTCAGGTATATATAATGGTGTCCCTTATGAATTAGTTATGAGAGATATTATGCCTAATCATCTTGCATTGGTTAAGAGAGGCAGAGTTAAAGGTGCAGAAGTATTTGACGAAAATAAAAATCAAGGAGACGGAAAAATGGACAAGATTTTGAAGTTATTGAAAGAGTTCACTGGATTTTTTGATGAAAATCCTGATGAATTGAAAAAAGTTGAAGAAGTGAAAGACACAGAAGGACAAATTGCAAAATTAAAAGAAATTTTGATTGAAAAACTTGGAGCTGAAAAAGCGGATGAGATTTTTAATCTTTTAAAAATGAAAGATGAAAAGTTGCCGCCAAAACCTGCAAATGAGCCTGCTCCAAAAGACGGATGTACTCAAGATGAATTAAATGAAGCGGTAAAAAAAGCGAGAGAAGAAGCGATTGCAGAAACAAGAAAACAGTATCTTGAAATCGAGAGAGCAAAAGAAGATACAAAACCTGTAATTGGGAATGTCGGCGTTCTTGATAGCGCAGATGAATATTATAAACTTGGATGCCAGTCGCTCGGAATAGAGACGAAAGATATGGATTCAAGTAAATTCAAAGATGTCTTTATAGGCGCAAAAGTTGTTATGAGTAAAAATCAGGCAAAAACTGTTGTGATGGATGAAAGTGTAGCAACAAGTTCACAAAAGAAAATAGACGAGATATTGTCTAAAACTGCGAAAAGAAAATAAACAAGGAGAAATAAAAAATGAACGGACAAACAAGAGTTTATCAAGTTCCACCTTATGCGGAAGAAGGCTCGTTAGGTTCTACAGCATATGTAAACCCTATTGAAGTTATTCCGGGTGTAAGAGCGGCAGGTACTGTTTATGCGGGCAGATGGGTATGGAAAGCAGATGATCTAGGAAGTATAGAAGAAAGAGTAGTTGAGCAATTTGGTGCAAATACTGGTTCTGATTTAGCAGGGCTTTTAGGATTATGTTATAGAAATATAACTGCTGCTTTGCCAGTAACGGCAGGTGCTTCATTGGGTTATACAGAAGGACAGCCTATTCCAGTAGCTTCAGGTTCTGCTTTTTGGGTAAAAACAAAAACACAGGCAACGGTCGGACAGAAAGTTTTTGCAGTTCTTGCAGACGGAACGACTAAGACAGGTGCGGCTGGTGCAACAATATCAGGTGCAATTGAATTAGGTTGGAAAGTTGTTAAGCTGATGAATACAGGTGCAATAGACGATTTAATTTTGATAGAAAAAATATAATAAGGAGACAATAAATGTCAAAACAATACAGACAAAAATTGACTGAAAGCGCGATAGACCTTGATAATTTAAAAGGTTTTTTTGACCAAGAATCTGGGGCAGTTTTAGATGCGGATACAGGAGTACCAACGCCAATAACAAATGGAAATGTCGGCGTTCCTTTAGAATTGTTGACATTCTTTGACCCGAAAGCGATAGAAATTTTAACAGCTCCAAGAAATGCTACGAGATTATTCGGAGAAGTAATTAAGGGCGATTGGTCAACAGAAAGAAGAAAGTACAGATTAGACGAAATAATCGGAAATGTAGCACCATATGGAGATTTTTCTGAGAATGGAGTATCAGATGTTAACAATGAATATGTTGCTAATGACTTCTACAGATTTCAGACGTTAGTTAAATACGGCGATTTGGAAATTGCAAGAACCGCTATGGCAAAAGTTGATTTAGTTGCAAAGAAACAAAAAGGTGCATCCACATTAATTAGCATCATAGCAAACAGACTTTATATGTATGGTGTTGATGGTTTGGAATGTTATGGAATAATGAATCATCCTCTTTTGCCGTCAAGTTTAACTCCTACAATTGGAGTAGGCGGAACTACTTGGAATGTTAAAACGGCTAATGAAATATTTGCCGATGTCGAAAAATTGGTTACAGATTTGATTGATAAATCCAACAGTTTAATAGACGCAAATTCATCTATGAAACTCGGAATATCAACGGCTATACAAGGTTATTTGAATACGACCAACTCATTCGGGCTTTCAGCTTTGGATATGATTAAAAAGAATTATCCAAATCTTGAAATTGTTCCGATACCTGAATTTAACACAGCATCAGGAAATTTGGTATATGTTGTTGCCAATGAGGTAGTTGGACAGGAAACCGGAGAATGCGTATCTAACCAGAAATTGAGAACATTCCCTGTTATACCTGAAGTATCTTCGTATAAACAGAAATGGGCGGCAGGAACTGGCGGATTTTCGCTTTATTTGCCTTTTGCAGTATCAAGAATGTTAATATCATAAGAGTAAATTTAGAGTACAAGGGAGATTTAAATGAGTAATGAACAAGAAAGAAATACAGATGTAAAACAGCAAGCTAAAAAAGTATGGTATGCTTTTTGTAGAATTCCCAACGGAATTAAAATCAGTTATGTCATCGACGACCAAAAGAAGCATATCATACTTAAAAGCGGAATTAAAAAAACTGTCGCTCCTGATAAGACGATAACATTTTCGCAATCTCACGATTACGGAATAACTGAACTTACGCAGGAAGAAATGGAAATTTGTAAAAAAGACATAGAAAGAAGTGGAATTTATAGAAAAGGCTATGTATTTTTCGCAGAATCTATCGAAGCCGGAACTAAAAAAGCAAAAGAATGTTTAAAGTTGTATAAAACAACAGGCTTTGAAAGGTTGACAGTTGAAGATGTAGAGAAAATGATAACTCAATTCACAAATAAGGATTAAAAATGGCTTGGACATTTGACAAAACAAGTTTTCTGAAAGTGTTTCCTGAATTTACAGGAACTGCTGATGATAAGTTTAACTTTTATGTCTTAATGGCAAAGCAACAGTTTGATTCCGACAGATACAATATAACGATTGATAAAGTCAGTGTTTTTTATGATACTCTGCTAGCACATTTACTAGCATTAAGTTTAAGAGGTGCGAATGGCGGAGTAGGCACAATAAATTCAGCTAGTCAAGGTTCTGTATCTGTCGGATTCGTTGGTATTAGCAAAAGCGGCAGTTGGTATAATCAAACGCCTTATGGCTCAATGTTTTGGAGAATGATATCGCCTTATTTGACACCTAAACTTATAAGAGGTTAAAATGAGTGATATTAAAATTAAAGTTCCTTTAAATACTTATAAGATAAAAAAAAAGATTAAAGAATTGCAAGATAAATATTCTGGTATATCTGTTGAAGTTGGTATTGTAAACGGAGCAACAGGAGTTGACGCAAGAACAGGAAAAGTCAAGAATATTAATATTGCAGAAGAAGCATTTTATAATTGCAAAGGCGTTCCTGAAAAGAATATACCACCTAGAGATTATCAAACACAATCAATAGGTTTACATTCTAAGAAATGGTCTGAAACAGCAAAAAAGTATCTTAAAAAAGGTATGCACGGAGAAGATGTGCTTGAAGCGGTAGGCATAATAGCTTCGGAAGATACAGCAAGAACGATTGAAGAGGGCAATTTTGAAAGAAATAAACCTTCAACGATTAAGAAAAAAGGCAAAGATAGTCCGTTAATTGATTACGGAGATTTAGTAAGGAATATAACTTATAAAGTCATAAATGAGAATTTAAAATGAATCTAAATGCAATAGCAAATAATTCAACATCAATTATAAATGACAATGTATCAGTTACAATTAAGAAATATGTAAGCAATACAAAATCTGATACAGGCAAAGCAGTAATCACTTATACAGATATTGTAGCTTTTGCACAAATTCAGCCAGTACCAAGTTTTAAACTTCAACATATAGATGGATTTTCTTCCGGTGGAGTTTATAAAGCGTTTTATTTAAATGGCGACTTTACAGGTATTACAAGACCAAACGGAAACGATTTAATAGTAGTCGGTAGTGAAACGTACAAGATAGTAGAACAGCCAGAGGGTTGGCAGACAGCAGGCTGGTCTAAAGTTATAGGATGTAGGCAATGAAACCTAGTATAACAAATGATGATGTTTACAAAGCAATTATAAAGTTCTTAAAAGATATTACAGAATATGGAGATACTAAAATTTTAAGAGCTTATATCGATAATGTTCCTTTGCCGGATTATCCATTTGTTTATATTACGGTTTTAAAAAATATAAGAAATGCTACAAACGAAAAAGAAACAACAGACACAACGGCTTTACATCAAGAAAAAGTATCAACAAGCAGGATTTTAGATGTGCAATTAGATTTTTACGGACAAGATAGTATAGATGAAGCAAATGCAGTTGAAAGTTTATTCAGAGACGGATATGCAGTAAATTATTTCCAAGATAGCGGAATTATACCACTTTATGCAGACGATATTATAACAAGTGGAAGCGGAAAAGATGAAAACGAAAATTTCAAAGTAAGAAATACAATTATATTACATTTTAATTTACATCCTGAAATAATTGTACCTCAAAACTTTTTTGATAATATAAATTTAGTAACAAAAACGATAACAAATAAAATTTTATAAGGAGAAATTATGACAACAGGTCTTGTAGCAAATAATGTTTCAACTTCAAAATTTGTTAATATTATACCTCAACTGATAAGCGAAACAGGTAGCGGATTTGAACTTAATGGATTATTGTTAACAAAAAACATCAAACTTCCAATTAAAGAAGCTTTTAGATTTACGACAGCAACTCAAGTAAAAAATTATTTCGGCTCAACATCAAGCGAATATGCTTTTGCAGTAAATTATTTTACTGCTAATACAGGAAAGACAAAAATTCCGCCGGCTTTATTAATTGCTAATTTTTTATTAACTGTACAAGCTGGATGGATAAGAGGGGCTTTGCTGACAAGTACAATAACAGAAATTAAAGCAATAACTAATGGAAGTTTAAATATTGCAATCGGCGGAGTTGCTTTAACTATTACAGGTTTGAATTTCAGCACAGCAAATAGTTTTTCTGATGTTGCAACTATTCTTCAAACAGCAATAAGAGCGCAAGAAGATGTTTCGGTTACAGAACCAACAGCAATAAATAATTGTACAGTAGTTTATTCAAGTGATTTTAATGCTTTCTTAATAACAGCAGGAGTTACAGATAGTACAGGAAGAGTAGATTTTGCAACAATAGCGACTACCGGAACAGATATAGGCACATTATTCAATCTTACAGAAGTTAAAAACGCAATTAAGTCAGATGTTCAAAGTGCAGTAATTACTATTGACGAATTTATGGATAATATAGTTTTAAAAACTCAAAATTGGATTTCTTTTTGTAAAAACTGGGCTTTTGAATCAAGTGAAGATTTACAATTCGCTCAATGGAATTCAAATAAAGGAATAAGATATACTTATGTTGAATATGATGATTTAGATGTTGATATAGATGCAAATTCATCAGCAGATTTTGCTTCTGTATTAAAAGCTGCAGATATAAGTGGTACAATTTGTAATTACGGAGATATTACAATTGCTGCTTTTGTTATGGGTATGATAGCCTCTATTAATTATGAAATAACTGATGGGAGGATAACATTAGCATATAAACAGCAAGACGGGCTAGCTGTTACTTGTGATAATGATGATTATTATGATGCGTTAACTGAGAAAGGATATAATTGCTATGTGCGAGATGGCTCTGCCAATAATACTTTTTTTGGTTATCAAAAAGGAACAATTACTGGAGATTATTCTTTTGCAGATGCGTATATAAATCACGTTTGGTTAAATGATAGACTTCAAGTTTCAATAAGAGATTTATTTGCTTCGGTTAACTCTTTGCCTTATAATAATGCTTCAAAAGGCAAAATCCAGTCCGCAATAATGAACGATATTAACACGGCAAAAAATGCAGGAGTTATAAATACAGAAGTTACGTTAGGCGAAGAGATAATAAATCAGGTTAAATCTGAAACAGGGCTTGATGATGTTGAAACAACTCTTTATACTCAAGGTTGGTTATTGTATATTAAAGACGCAACAGATGCACAAAGAGCGGCAAGGACAAGTCCTGAAAGTCGTTTTTATTATGTTGACGGCGGAAGTATACAAAAGATAGATTTAATTTCAACAGTAATAAGATAAAGGAGATAATATGCCAAAAACAAGAAATATAACGTCAGCAAATAGTTCAGTTTCGATTTTATCAACTAACGGAATTACAGATTTTGAAGGATATACGGCGGAAGATATTTTCAGTGTTGATAGCGTAAACTTTACTGAAACAAGAATAGGCGTTGACGGAAAAATGTCGGCAGGCTGGATACCGCAGATTAAAACTGTTACATTTAATTTTGAAGCTTCAAGTAATACTATACAAAGTCTTTTAAATCTTTATACAATAGCCGAAGCTACAAGAACACCTGTTTTTGTAACAATGACTGTTATTATTCCAGCAGTAAATAAAAAGTTTATTTGCGAAGGTGTGATGACAGAAGCAAAACCTATGTATGATGCGGGAAAAACATTAAAAGAAATGCCTTTCAAATTCGCTTTTGAAAGTATAATACCAATGCAAATTTAGTATAATTTAAAGGGAGAAATTATATGAGGAAAGTTGAAACAGTAACAATTAAAGGTAAGGAATACGGAAGAGATGACGGTAAAATTTTAAGATTGACAGAAATGTCAGCTTCAAAAAAAGAAGCTTTTTCTTTTAAAATTGTTTCTTCTATTGATATTAAAAATCCCGAAGTCAAAAAAATAGCAGACGAGAATTCAAATACATTAGCATTAGCAGAATTGTTAAGAACTGGAATTGATTATGTAAAATATACAGAGATTTGCAACGATTATCTTTATTGCTATGAATGTTTTGATAAATTGGCAGGAGCATATGTCCAATTAACGCCTGAAAATATAGATAATTATATTGAAGAAATAGAAACAAGAAAATTTTTGAGAGAAAAATCGGCAGAATTTAATAATTCTTTTTTTTCTCAAGGCGAAGACTTGAAATCCAAAACGGAAGAAGAAGTCAAGTAAGTCTTCGCACAGTAAACATTTGTCCTTTATTTAGTTTTGTGGTCTTTAATAAATTAGCGACAATAAAAGAATTGGACGAATTTTATAGTTTTAATGATGTTTTGAATATGGTAGAAATTTTGAATGTCAATTTTATAAATGAACAAGAGCTGATAGAACAAGCAAAAAAGGAAAAATAAAATGGCAGGTGTAATAGATAAATTTGTTTTCGCATTATTCTTAGACACTAGAAATTTTAAGCAGGGTGCAGATACCGCCGAAAAGGCTGTAAATGGAATAAAAAGAACAATATTACAAGCTTATAGTGCTATTGGCGGAATAAATTTATTTAGGACAATGTTAAATGATTATAGTGCAACTGCTGTTGAGTTAGGCAGACTTTCGGAATCAACAGGCGAAAATTTAAGAGAATTAGAAGCTTGGAAATTAACTGTAAGAGACGCAGGTAGTGATGTCGGGGCATTTTTTGGAACTTTAAAAATGCTTAACGACGAAATGGCAAATATTAAGAATTACGGAACTTCTGCAAGCTTAGCAACATTTCAAAGATTAGGGATTTCAGTTTATGGAGCAAACGGACAATTAAAAAAAGGTACAGATTTGCTTAAGGATATAGGGAAAAGGCTTGTCGAACTTGATGTCAGACAGGCTTTTAATTTTGGCAAGGCTTTAGGACTTGACGAAGGAACAATTATTGTTTTGCGCAGATATGGAGAAGGAATAGAAAAGATTGTAAAACAGAACGAAAAAAGAGCTTTAATAACAAAACAAGATGTCGCTAATGGTATTGCATATCAGAGAATGTTAAGTGAACTTAAACAAACTTTTTTATCTTTAGAAAAAGCCGTAGTTCCAGAAATATTGAAAGCTTTAAAAGAAATAATGCCACAGTTGCAAAAAGGATTGATAGCTGTAATTCCTCTTTTTAAAAATCTTTTAGGATTAATTGCACCGACAGTTGAAGAACTTTCAAAATTGGTAAAATATTTCGAAGAAATTGGAGAAAATTTAGGCGAAAAGCAAACATTCTCTAATGGTAAAAAAAATAAACCTCTTATAGAAAATACTGAAAAACAAGAAGGTCTTTTATGGAAATGGATTGCGGCGGCTACTCCAATAGTAATGAAGACGCCTGTTATGTCTGCTTTAAGTAGTACAGGATTAACAAATATTACAATTGAATCTTTAAATATTACAACACAAGCGACAGACCCACAAGCTGTAGCAAAAGCTACTGTAAATGCGATAGCGAATATTGCAAATAATACAGGAAGATAAAAATGACATTACCAATAGCCAATTTAGGAACATTAAGAGATAATCTTTCAGACCTTACAAAAGGTTTTGTAGGACGTTGGACTATTTACGAAACAGGTACGCAAAATGAAATTTGCTATTTTGATAGTTTTGAAAGATTTGCTTTTTTACAAAAAAACGGGATAGTTCAATATCCGATTGAACAAGGAAGTTTTGCGACATATAACAAATTAAATAATCCGGCAAATATCGGAGTAGTTTTGACAAAAAGTGGATTTAGCATTAATCAGGCATTAGACGGATTAGGTGCTTTTAGTAAAGAAAAATTTATTGATGATTTATCTGTTTATGTAAATGGGACAACAAAAGTTGATATAGTAACACCAAGTAAAACCTTTTTAGGTTTTTCTATTGAAAGTATGACTTATACAAATTCAATAGATGAGGGAGCAGATATTCTTATAGTAACATTAGAAATAAAAGAAATTAGAGAACTTATCGCAACTTTAGATACAATAGCTATTGCGCCTAAAAACGAAAATTCATATAATACAATCGATGGTGGATTAAGAATACCAATGGAATCTAAATTGCCGGGGATTTTATGATTTTAAATATACCGTTGAAACCTATACCATCACAAAGTTTGACTATATCTCTTAATGGACAACAATGTTACATAAGAGTATTTTCCAAAAACGGCGAAGTATTTATTGATTTAACTGTTAACGAGGTTGTTATTTGTCAAGGAATTTTATGCACGAAGAATGTTTCAATACTTCCAAATGATAGCTTCAATTTTACAGGAATAATTTATTTTACAAGTCAAGAAAACACTGAAAATCCCGACTATACAACTTTTGGGGATAAATGGTTTTTGCAATATGAATATTAAAGAATTAATTATCAGGATTACAAAAGCAAACGGGACAATAAGTCCTATAACTAAAGAATTTATTTGCAATTCTGATAATGGATTCAGATGCCAAGTCGAGATTGAAAAAGGTGGACTTCCTTCAAAAAATTTCTGTAATATTTCAATTTTTGGTGTTTCACAAGAAACAGCGGAAAATTTTACATCAACAGTATTTTTGCCATTAACTTATGATGTTAGAAACACAGTAGAAGTAATTTATGAAAATGCAACTATTTTTAAAGGAACATATATTAAATGTGTTGGCAATTATTCGTCTTTCCCTGATATATCTCTTGATTTAACGGCTTATTTTGGGTACGAGACTGCAATAAGCCCGACAAAAACGACTTCTATAGCGGAAGGATATCCTGTAGTTTCTGCAGTTTCTGATTTAGCTAAACTTATGGGATATCAAATAATTAATAATTATAACCTTACAAATAAATGTCCGCAAATTGAATTATTTGGAACGAATTTTGACAAACTGCAACAACTTGAAAAAGCTTGTAAACTTAATATTATAGCGACAGATGGATATATAGGGATAGCGCCAGTAAATAAACCGGTATTTAATACTCCTATTGAAATTAATGCCGGAACAGGAATGATAGGCTATCCATCATTTACTTCCGATGGACTTAATTTTAAAACTTTATTTAATCCTTTACTAAGAAATGGTGGACTTGCAAACGTTAAAACAATAGTTCCAAAAGCAAGCGGTATTTGGTATGTAGCCAGTATTTATACAAAACTATCAACTTTAGAAAATGGCGTTTGGGAAACGGAGGCTAGTTGTTATGTCAATTCTTAAATCTAAACAGACATATAACGATAGAGCTAATTTATTTAATCAATTAGTATATCTAATAAATACTAAATTAAGTATGCTTAACACATTAAAGATATGTGAAGTAATAGCATTTCACGGAACTACTGTTGATGTTAGACCAATGTTGACAGAAACTGACGGGAAAGGGAATCAAATTGAGCAATCTATACTTTACGGGATACCGATATTACAAATTCAAGGCGGCACTTCAGGATTTAAAATAGAATATAAAGAAAATGATATAGTTCTTTGTGCTTTCTGCGATAAGGATATACAAAGCCTTGTCAGAAGCAAAAAGGCGTCAGCCCCAACAACCGATTTGATAACTCCCTTAAATTCGGGTATTTGTATTGGGGCTGTATTATTCAATGAAGCTACAACATATATAAAAGTTACTGATAAAATTTATTTGAATGGTATAGTAGAAGCTTCTAATAATTTATCGGTAGCGGGAATTGTTGACGGCAATGGTTTTTCAACAGGCGGTTTTTCAGGGGTTGATACAAGTTTTGTTGATGCAGGCGGAGTAACACATTTAGTAAAAAAAGGTTTAATAGTTTCGTAGGAGTTTATATGGTAAATATATATTTAGATGATTCTTGGGATTTAGATGTTGATGAATTCGGAGATATAAAAACTACCGAAACAGATATAATTGAAAGAAATCAAAATGTTGCTTTATCGTGCAGTATATGGAAAGGAGAATGGTATTGGGATACAACTTTTGGAATTCCTTATAAAGATATTTTAGGGCGAAGAATACCAAACTCATTAATAACTGCTTACATAATTAAAACAGCTATGACAGTTTCGGGAGTAGAAAAGGTTAGAGTAGTTTTAAATGACATAGACGCTGAAAGAACTAAAAAAGGACAAATAATTATAAATGAGGTAGAAAATGTCAACATCTAATTATGGAATAGAATTTACAGAAACAGGAATAGTTATTAAAGATGTCTCTTTAATTTATTCTGATGTTATGGCAGACATAATCGCTGCTTTTAATTTAAAAAATAAAATTATTACTAATAACGAAAAAACTCCGCAAGGACAGATAGCTACTTCGATGTCTGATATTATCAATAATAAGAATCTTGAAATAGTAAGTATTGCAAATCAGTTAGATGTTGACAAAAATAGTGGTATTTTTCAGGATATGTTATATAAACTTTTTGGACTTACAAGAAATCCAGCTAATCCGACTTTAGTAACTTGCACAGTTACAGGAATAGCAGGAATAACAATATATGGTAAAAATGAAACTAATCCATCAAGAGCTTCTGATACTGCGGGGAATACTTACGTCGCACAAACAACGACTGTAATAGGTAGTGGCGGAACTGCAACAGTCATATTTGAGAATGAAGTCGGAGGAGCAATAGCTTGCCCTGCCAATTCTTTAAATTCTATTATAACTTCTCAAAATGGTTGGGACACAATAAATAATTCGTCTGATGGAGTAGTTGGCAGTGATATTGAAAGTGATACTGATTTTAGAGCAAGATATAAATTGTTAGTTGCAAATAATTCATCAGGTAGTGCAAATGCTTTGCAAACTGCTATAAGCGGATTAGACGGCGTTCTAGATGTTGTTGTAAGAGAAAATATAACAGAAACAACAGCAACTTTTAGCGGATATTCTATTGAAGGTAATCATTATGCTATAAGTATTTTAGGCGGAAATGATACTGAAATTGCACAAATTATCCTTGACAAAAAAAGTATCGCTTCTCAAAATGGGAATACTACAATTACAATAGTTGATAGTATCACAGGACAATCATATAGTTTTCAAATTATAAGACCTACAAAATTATCTTATTTTGTAAATGTGGAACTTGAAAATCAAGCCACTTTGCCTAGCGATATAGTGGATACCGTAAAACAGGCAATTTATGATAACTTTTATAATAATAGAGTAAAAATTGCTTCAACTACTTATGCTTCAAGATTTTATAAGCCAATGTTAGACGCTTATCCAACTTTAAATATTTCGCTTGTTGAGTTGGCAAGTCAGCCAGAAGGTAGTACCAAAACAGCTTATGGCAGTAGTGTAGTTTGTAATTTAGACCAATATCCTGATTTGAACATTGACGATATAGTAGTTACTTTTAATTCATAAGGAGTAATATGTATAATTTTCTTGATAGCGTATTAATCCAATTTAATAACTCAAAAATATTATTAAACATTTTAAATTCTTTTAATGAAAAAATGTTTGTTGACCGCTCTGATTTATTGCTTAATATATTAGATATAGATACTGCTATCGGAAGCCAATTAGATGTTATTGGACGATTAGTTGGTGCAACTAGACAAATATATGTTAATACAGTAACAACTCGAGATTTTGGCTTTGACAGTACTGGTTTTTATGGTTTTGACAGTCCTTACGGCGGGACTTTTGATGTTAAAAGGTCTGGCTCAATATTTTCTCTTAATGATACCGCTTTTAGAACTTTAATAAAAATGACAGCTTTTAGAAATATTAGTAATTGCAGTATAGGAAGTCTTAATTATATGCTATCTAAATTATTCGAGGGCAGAGGTAATGCTTGGGTAACGCAAACAGATACATTGAGAATAAGTTTTAATTTTGATTTTGAATTAGAATTATATGAGAAGAATTTAATTTTAAACGGATACTTGCCTACCCCGGCAGGATTTAGTTATAATATAAACGAGGAGATAAGCTAATGGCTTGGGAATTAATTAAAAAATGGTGTAGTATAGGTACTAAAACAGCATTACCACAAAGTCAAGATGGAGTAATACCAAATAGAGCCTCTTATGACGAGGGATTTCCTGCTATTTGTTCGGATGACCCAAATTTAGGTGGTTTACCTCCACGCAGGGAAGATATGAATGAAATACTTTATTTGACTTCGGCTAATCTCACAGAATTACAATCAGGGAATTATCCTACTTTCAATGCCGATGTTTCAACTTTTTTAGGAGGGTATCCTTTGGACGCAGTTTTATGGTGTGCAAGTCAGAAGTATTTTGTCAGGTCAACTAAGGCAAGTAATACCGACAACTTCGTAACAACTCCGTCGTTTTTAGGGACATCTTGGGTAAGATTAGTTGACACAATAGCAAGAACTCCATTTTGCATAAATTCGGGAAATGTAGACACAAATGGCAACGGAGATTTATTAAGTGCTACTGGGAATATACTATCATTTAAAGTCGGTGGCAGTTATCCGTCAATAATTGGAACAACAGCAGACGGGGTTACTTTTACTTTTGCAACTCTCGGAACTTTGGATTTTGGAAGTGATGCGGACGGAACATATAACGTCTTTATAGATAATTTAGGGAACTTAACAAAATACAAAAATACGATTTATAGACAAAAGAAATATCCGACAGCACCTGTTACTAATGACATATTTTTAAATACATCTATTGAAGTTTTACAAAGTTATAAATATGGTGGTTCAACTTATACTTTAACAGCAGAAACACCAGTCGGACAAGTTATAAAAACATCAGGAGTAATTTCATCTGTAACAACCTTTGCCTATAACTACAACGGATACAACATTAACCGATATTCTTTTGGACTATTAGGAGCAGACCTAACAGCAGGAGTTACAAAAGCTTATTCAGGGTTTACTGCTGAAAGTGATGGCTGGATTTATTGTGAGGGGTATTCTGATTCAGGATATGTAAGAGCCTATGTTAACGGAGTTTATACTACTATTGCTGATTCAACAGGTGCAAAAGTTTACGTTAGTAGTTGGATTTATGTAACTAAAGGGGATATTTGTTCTATGGGGAATACACCAGGGTCTGCAATTACAAGTTTTATATTCTACCCTATCAAAGGAGCTATCTAATGAAAAAATACTCTAAAATAATTAATCAAGAAACAAAACAATGTGAAGTAGGAATTGGAACGAATGAAAAATACTATAAGTCGTTAGGAATGACCTTGCAAGATGTTGAACAAGGAAAAGATAACAATTGGTATATTGTAGGATATGCACCGAAACAAACGGAAGATGAAAAATTAAAAGAAGAAGTTAAAACTTTAGAAAGTCAAACAGGCTATACGAGAGTTTTAAGAGAGATAATCTTGGCAACAAATGTTAGTCAAGAAGTTAAAGACATTGCAGAAAAAATTGAAAAAGTTGCAATCAAATTAAGGAGATAATAAAATGGCAAGAACACCGATTGATAGTATTCAGACAAAATTAGATTATACAACAACAGCAAATGTAATTTATTTAGGACAATCTTTGGCAGGAAGCTTAGAGAACGCAAACGCTTGGTGTGTGCAAAAGTTTACATTGGATTCAAACGGAAATGTAATTTCAATAACTTATTCAAACGGACTTTTAGCACAAAATGCAAAATGGAGTGATAGAACAACTTTAACTTATAAATAGGAGATATCAAATGAGTGTGAAAATAGGAATAGATATCAACACAGGAAATAAAATACTTATTTTAGATAACGGAAGTGGTGGAGGAAGTTCGGAACAAGTTGCTTTGCTTTCGATTACAACTGCTCCAGCAAGTCCTTTTGCAGTCGGTAGTAAATATTATAATTCAACGGACAAAAAGATTTATACGGCAATTACTGTTAATACTTGGACTGGTGCAACATCTGCCGACCCTGTATTTAATACGATTTATACTTTTGACGGCGAATATTATATCTGGGACGGAGACAGTCTTGAATCAACGGATTTAAACTTATACGAAAAAGTAGCGAACAAAACCGATTCATATTCCGAAACTTCTCCGGTTAAATATCCTAGTTCAAAAGCTTTATCAGATGGATTAAATTCGAAAAATATATTTTCAGAAATAATTACAACTACACAAAAAGTTGCAATAAAGGGGCTAAGTTGCATATCAAACGATACGCCTAACGTTCTCGCAAAGGCTGACATCCCTTTAACTTATACAATGGCGAAACTAAAATACGATACAGTGGAAACTGAACAAAGCGATGTTGCAGAAGTTGGATTAACTGACGGAGTAGCAAGACGTTGTGTTTATAACGAGGGCGGGGAGTATTTCTTTACAAAATACAATACTGTCAATCAGGTTTGGAAGTCAAGTTCTCCATCTTTAGACTCGGCTGTTTTTGCTTTTGATGCGACAATCCCACTAAACGATATGTTATTTTATATGGGCAAAAATGCCAATTTCATTCTCGGAAATGGACTTGTCGCTGAAGAAAATAGAACGTTGATTGAAGTTTACACAAAAGCAAATGTTTATGTAAAAACGATAAATCTCGATGTCGCAATTACTGGTTTATCGGATTATACAAAATTTAAAGACATTGACGGAATGATTTATCTTTGCACGACAAATGCTTTAATAAGATTTGCTGACAGCGTCGATATTACATCTCTTGATTTAATTTACGATTCAACATCGGTTAAAAAAGTTTTTGCAATTGAAAAATTAGCAAATGGCAAGTTTGTAATGCCGATAATTAAGGCGGACAATACAAAATGCGTTCGTGTTGTCGCAGATGATAGTGATTTTAGCACGTTTACTGAAAATGTGCCATCGGTAAATTATGGCAACAGTTCAAATTTCGATATGATACTTGATGGGACAACATTGTGTTTAGCGGCAGCAGAAAAGAAATATACGTCCACAGACGGAGAAACTTGGACAGAAACGAATTTGCCTTATATCAATGGCTACGCTTTCCGTCTTTGTAAAATGGGAACAAGTTTTAAATTAATTTATTCCACTACAATTCTAACGAGTACGAATTTCTCGGGAGTATTTGACGTCGATAAATCATTCACTATTCCCGAAATGGACGCTATTTATACTTTATATTATGATGATACAACTTTAATATTCGGCGAACGAGAACTTGCTTATTCGGCTATAATTAAAAAGGCTTATACAGATGTTTGGGGAGAAACAACAATTTCGTATTACAAATGTTTAGACGTTGAATGTAAAATCTGTTTGCCGTCGCAGGATACAGCACTTGCGACGATATTCCAGAATTACGGACAAGCTCCTTATTTCAGACTTGACACAAATAATGAAACTTTGACTTTGCCGAGAATAAGAAACAAATATTCTTATATGCAACTTCTCGATGTCAATTATTTGGAAGCTGTCGCAGATATGAGTTCGGGAAATTTTAGTAGAAATGCTTTAGCGACAGAAGTAAATATTTTCAACGAATTTACACAAACAGCCGATAAGACTGTTGGAAATACTACAACGGAAACGAGTATTGTCGGAACGGGTTTAGGAAGTGTTAGTTTCCCGGCAAATTATTTTAAATATGGCAAAAAATTAAGAATAACAGGGTGGGGAACTTTATCTGGGGCGAATGGAACTGCGACAACTTTAAAAATAAAATTAGGCGATACTACAATCGTATCCAATACAAGCAATTTGCCGACAGAATTAATAGGAACTAAATTTGATATAGAAATTAATTTGACAGTAAGAAGTACGGGAACAACTGGAACTGTAGTATGTGGAGGTACAACAATAATACATTCGGCTATCGGTTTCGGAACTGCGACGACAAGAAATTTCTTTACATCAACGCCTGTAACAATAGATACAACAGTAGCTTTGCAATTAGACGCAACTTATCAATTCGGAGTAGCAGCAGAGGGAAATACTATAACATTATCTGATTTGTCAGTTCAGGCAATGAATTAAAAGGAGCTTTGGAAATGAAAAAATATTTTTGGAATTTAGAAACTATCCGTTTTGCAATTTATGCTGTTGGTTTATTTGCTTTAGGGCTTTGGTATGTATATCGAGCCGACGCTACTATGCAAGATTTAAACAAGCGAATATTATACCAAGAAAATAAAACTACAAAAATAGAATGTCAAAACGAAGAAAATTCCAAAAAAATTGCCGTTTCTGAAACTAAAATTGATATGGTTTACGAACTCGTAACAAGAATGGACACAAAACTTGATAAGCTTCTTGTAAAAGGAATATAAAAATGATAGATATATGTAAATGCTCGGGCGAAAAATGCAAGGTTAAAAAACAATGCAAACGATATACTGCTAAAGAGAAAAAATATCAATCGTGGGGAAACTTTTATTTAAGTCCGAAAAAAATAGACGGAAAATGCGGAATGTTTATGGAGAATAAAAAATGAAATTATTATTAAATAGATTTCAATTAACAGAAACTTGTACTATCGGACATCTTTATCTTGAACAGCTTTATTTTTGCGATATTTTAGAGGATAAATACAGAGGCGATGATTTGTCCGAAAATAAAAAAGTTTATGGGAGAACAGCCATACCTTGCGGGACATATAAAGTTATAATGACTAAATCAAATAGGTTTGGAATTGTTACACCTGAATTATTAAATGTTCCGTTTTTTTCCGGCATAAGAATACATTCGGGAAATACAGATAAAGACATAGACGGTTGTTTGTTGTGCGGAACAAAATCGGGGCTATCTGTTATTGATAGCAGGAAAACATTTAAAAATTTGATGTCAAAATTAAAAGACAAAGAAAATATAACTATTGAAATAAAACTTGCTTAAAAAAGAGGCAAAATGTGTTTTTATTTCTGTTATAAAAGATACTGTAAAAAACAATATGCCGTTGATAATATAAAGTACGGATATGCAGATTTAACAGAATATGAGTGCAAATTTAAAGATTGCCAAGAAAAATGTAAAAATTACATTCAAAAGAGATTAAAATAATTTTACAAATACACGTTAAAAGTGTATAAATTAAAGTGTAAAAGTAAAAAGGAGAAAAAATGAATTTTTTACAAATTTTCAAAGAAGAAAATGGGCAGTTCTCGAGTAGAAGAACGGGGGCATTGTTTAGCTTGTTATTCGCTTCTTTTCTTTCGGTATTTATTATAATTACGAAAGATATTACTAATTGGTATGTCTTCGTGCCGGTCGGATTGTTCTTATTCGTCAGCTTGTTTCTGTGGTACATAACTTCAACATCTGAAATAAAAGAATTGGCTTTATCACTTAGAAAAACGAATGAATAACCATTTTTCCCATTTGGGAAAATAGGTATAAAAATGAATAAAATAATTTTCATAATATTAATCTCAATAATTGGCTATCTTGGTTTTTGCAATTATATAAACAATAAAAAAATAGACAAATTGACGATAGAGAATAGCCAATTATCTGAAGATTTAAAAATGAAAACAGTAATCTATAAGGACAAAATAGTATATCAAATCAGAGAAAATGAAAAAATAAAAACAGTTGTAAAGTATCTTCCGCCTGAGAGTTCGGCAACTATCACAACAGACATTGACGGACAATCTTCTTTATCAATCCAAAACAAAGGGTTTACTTTCGAGCCTGCTGCTTCTTTCATTTCAAATTCTGAATTTTTGGGCGGTTTGTCTTTTCGTTTATTGTTTTGGGATAGATACGGAGCAGGAATAGGCTTAAATTCAAAAATAAGACCTTATATTTATGCCGATAGGCGAATATCCGATTTTATACCTTTTGCTCAAAATACGACAATTGGCGTATGCTACGATGGAGATTTTGGGTTAATCATCAGTTTATTTTTTTAAATAAAAAAAAGACAGTCGGCAATAGCAACCGACTGTCAAAACTCAATATATAACAGTTCTCTTTTGCGGAATATTATATATTTGAAAGAACAAACTATTTTTATTAATTATATTATAACAAATTAAATCTTTAAAAAATACCATACAAAAAACATAAAAATCATCGACGAGAAACCGACGATATACAAAATATAATACAAATTGTGAAATATTTGTGAAATATTAAAAAGTGCTTGACATTATACCGCAGTTGTGGTATATTATAATTACAGAAAGAAACAAAATAAAAAAAGGAGACATAAAAATGGAAAAAGAAAAAATAGTAAAGGCAATATTAAAAAAATATAAAGGAATTTTTGACATTGTTGAGGCAGAAGCTATCGCCCGTAGTTTTGAAGGTTGCTCGTTAAAATTTATTTTATCGTCAATAGAAAATGATTTATATAATTTGTCAAAATAAAAAAAGGAGACACAAAATGAAAATTTTAAAAAAACACGAAATTGAAAAACTTGAAAAATTGTCAAAAGGTGGAAAAATCTACACAGCAGGAAGCGAATATTCGGGCGGTTGGAAAAAGGCATATGACGATACATATTCATTTGAATATATATTGAAAATATGCGGAATAAAATATCAAATAAAGAATGATGCTCCAAGAGGTGGACTCAATGGCAAACATATTATTTGCCATAAATTTAATTTTGAAAAAGCAAAAGAAAAATTTGAATTTGCAAGAATGAAAGAACAAGCAAGAGAAGAACTGAAAAGAGAATTAATTGACTCAATATTTTGCCAAACTTCTATGTCTGGTAAAAGATATTTCGGCAATTCCAAGCCTTACAGCGAATTTGTACCCGAAATGACAGCGAGACTCAACGGAGAAAATTTAGAAATCAGAATAAACGGAGAATGGAAAACTTGCAGAAAATAACAAAAGGAGAAAGAAAATGAAATTATTTTACGAAAATCAAGATGGAACAAAAACAGAAATTGCAGAGATTTGTACAAATCACAGTATGACTTTAGACGAGGCATTAAACATAGCGTCTTTGTCAACGCAAAAAGAATTACAAATTGCATATAATAACAATAATCCGGCTGTCTATATTGACGACGAAAATCAATATGCGATAGATTTTGAAAAAATTGAAATGCATTATTAAAAAAAGGAGAAAAAAAATGAATAAATAAGGTCAACAGGGCTAGTGTCCTAAGCCTGCCCTTAAAGAAATTAAAAAGTAAAGATAAATTTAAAAGGAGGAAAAAATGGAAAATTTAATAAAAGAATTAGAAGAAGTTGCAGATAGAGCTGATGCTGAATATAAAAAACAAGAAGATTTAAAAGACTACATCTCGGCTTCTCTGAATTTTGGCAAAGCAACAGGATTAAGATTTGCAATAAATTCTTTAAAATTACAAATTGCCTTAAATGGAGGGAATAAATGAAAAAGTCACAAAATGAAATGATTTTAAAATATTTATTAGTTAATAGAGGAGGAATTACATCACTTGAAGCATTAAAAATGTTTGGAACTTTCAGACTTGCAGCGAGAATTAAAGAACTTAAAATGAAAGGACATCGGATTGAAAAAGAAATGATAAGAGTAAAAACAAAATTCGGTTTTGCAAATGTTGCGAATTACAAATTACAAATTTTCAAAAGGGGCGATAAATGAAACTTAAGGAATTGGCAAAAAGTCAAGGATTAAAAGTCGGAAGATGTAGATATTGTAATTGCGAAATAATAAAAAAAACATCTTGGCAAGAAGTTTGTAAAGGGATAGATTGCCAAAAGAAAAGGAACGCCGAAAAACAAAAAAGATGGTTGAATAAAATAAAAGGAGATAAAAATAATGGACATAACAAATAAACTTATTCAACAAGTAAAAAATGAAGGACAAGGTTATGAATTTTATCCAACAACTAAAGAAATTATCAATAGAATAACTAAAGATTTAGATTCGGCAACACATTCAAAAATATTGGATATTGGTTGTGGAAATGGTAATTTTCTCAATTCTTTAAATGAAAAAAAATATATAAAATATGGCATTGAAAAATCTCAGATACTTATAAATAGTTTGCCAGATGATATTTTTATTGTTGGAACAGATTTTATGTTTCAAAAGATTAGAAAACAAAAATATATTTTTGTTAAATAGAAATAACTCTTGACAAAAACAAATAAATTAAAGTAAAATAAATATATCAAATAAAAGGAGTCAAAATGAAAATTGAAAAATTAAAAAAACAAAGATTTATTTTAATCAAAAGAATAAATAATTTTTCAAAAAGAAATAATCTTTTTCTTTATGTCGGGAGAATAAGATTGTTGAATGAAAGAATTAAAACTCTTGATGTGAAAATTGAAAAGTTGGAAGAACAAAACGGTTTTAAAATTTTTTTTGCAGAATTAATGTCGATAACAAAATAAAAAAAGGAGATGTAAAATGAAAAACTTAAACAAGATTCAAAAGTGGTTGAAAGAGAATTACATTGGCGGTTGGAAAATCGAAAACGATAAAATTGTTTTCGGCGGTTATTTGGATTTAAGAGGATTAACTTCGATACCTAAGGAATTCAATCCGACAGTCGGCGGTTCTTTGGATTTAAGAGGATTAACTTCGATACCTAAGGAATTCAATCCGACAGTCGGCGGTTCTTTGGATTTAAGCGGATTAACTTCGATACCTAAGGAATTCAATCCGACAGTCGGCGGT